TCCAGGAGTAGTTGCTGGAATTGTAGAATTATTTGAAGGAATGAAAACAACAGGGATCTGCAGATTACTTGGGAGTTGAAGAGGATCAATGATAGATCCCAATCCACTTGCAGAATCACTAATAGAAACCGCTGCAGCAGGAGCAACATTATTTCCAGCACCAATTACATTAACAGGACCAAAACAAACTTCTCCAGTATCATAATTTACTGTTCCTGCTTTGCTGTTAGTATAGATTTTTCTGATACCAGTGTTGTAATAGGTTCTAAGATTACCATATCCATCGTCTTCAAACTGTTGATCAACCCCAGGTCTATCAGCAGTTCTGAATGTACCAGAAACAACAACGGGTTCCTTTTTACATGCACCATCAGAACCATCCAAAGTAGGAGCACTATTGTATAATTGGTTTCCAATAGAAATACAATATGTGTTTGTTTGGTTAGTATTTGGTTTAATATACTTCAGAAGTGTAACCTGAAGGGAAACATCACTAATTGTCTTATTAGAAAGTGTAATCGCTTTCTCTAACTGTTGTGCTCTAAAAGTAGAATTGAAATTATTAATGCCAGTTTGAGTTCCCCAGTCTAAGACTCCAGCATTGATATCAGATTCAATTTCAGATGCATTAGATCCACCGCCAGTATCATACAAAGCAAACACTTTAATGTTGACATACATGTCATCTGGATCGACAATGATTGGATCAATCGATGCCATTGCATACTTTCTCAAGTCATTGGCAACATCTTTCTTAGTTTGATCGTTGAGAGTTGTGCCAGATTTGGTTTTAATTACGATGTATACTTTTCCGTAAATGGGAGGATTTAAAGTATCTCCACCATATGCAACTACTGACGATGCATTGGAGTAGATATTCTTAGTAATAATCGCATAATCCTGCGCTGTAACCGCCCTGTACTGCGCTGAATAGTATCGTGGAGCATTATACTTGATTGACTCGATAGACTCTGCTGCATCGCCTTGCTGAGACTTGTCTTTAACAGTCAAATTGACACTTACAGGGGGATATACTTGACCTAAACTATCAGTCATTCTACCGATAAAAGAGAATCGGGAATTGTTATTTGCTTCAGGTCCAGAAGTAACCAAATACTCTAAATCAATAACTTCACCATCGGTTAATTTTCTACCAACACTATCATCACCAAATCTAATTTCGTAGCGCATATCCTCACCTTCATGGAGGAAATATGATCTAGATGTTGGTGTAAGAGTAGATACTGTATCTACTCTGTTGTAAATGTCAAACTGAGTGGAAGACTCATTGGGTCTTACCTTTACGGACAAAGTTGAGATATCAGCGTCTGCGGAAGGAATGATATAAGATTGTCGTGCAAAAGTGTTTACAACATACGAAAACTTGACTACGCTTCCTTCGTATATTTTCAAATTATCAAATTCCGCAATTCCAGTTGTTGCGTCTACAGATGTTGTTAAATCTGTAAGAATATTCCAAATATAATTACCACCTGTGCAAACAGCACCTTTTGAAAGAGTTAATGAAGTTGGAAATTCACCGTTGATTTGAGTTGTCTGTAAAGTCAGTTTTACGCACCCCTTTGATGAAGTGATGGATTTGGGAACGTAATTTAACAGTTTTGCAATATTAACAATATTATCTCTGACTGTTGCTGATGTTAAAAAAGTCTCGTTCAATGCCATATTAGCATTGAATGCGGTATAGTAAGTGTTATACGCTAAAATATCAATCAGATAAGATAGAGACGATCCATCAAAATCGTAATCTGTAAACTCATTGCGAGTTCTTAGATACGATTTAATTGAAGATTTAATATCCTCAAAATCTAATGCTGTTAGGTTATTAGGTTGCATTATTCGGGTCTCTGTAAAACAAATTCGATTGTTTCAACAATAGGTAATCCCACTACTTGGTATTCAATGACAACATGTACTTTGTTACCTTCGTAGATGGGTGTTACGACAACATCCGTAAGTTTTACCCTAGGTTCATACTGATTAATGGTATTTATGATTTCATCCTGAATCGCATCTGCGGTAAATCCGTCTAGAGGTTCAAAAAGTAATGAAGTTACCCTAGAACCAACTAAAGGTTGAAACGGTTTTTCTCCAGGAACAGTCAAAATAAGATTTTTGACTGCTTGTTTAATTGAATTTTCGTTGGATACAGAGGAGATGTCATCTGTAAAGGGATTACGCATAAAACCAATCGACACATCTTTAAAGCTGCGCGATTTAGTAAATTCTTTACCCCCTATCTTTTTTAACGCCATCTCCTCTATAGTCCATACCGATATTATTTATCGCCCTTGTCCACGATAACGTTTTTTAGCATTATTCCTACTAGTTGCGGAATATTTAGTGTGTTGACCTGATCCTTGACGAGACTTTTTGGGAATAGACTCGATCATGTTGCTTCCACTTAAGGATTTTTTTACTTTTGCCATAATTTAATACTATTTTCCGATAAAAACATTTGGACTTGAACCTGTAATTACAGACAGGCAGGGGAAGGCAGTAGAACCATCACCTAAAGGGTCTCCAAAACGCCCTGCACGCTGCCCATTAATGAAAACGGTAGCACTGGTTGCCATACACTTACGCGCATGACCTACAGGCGCTTCTCGACCCGCTGTAACACCTACTGTACACCACCAAGCAGGAGTGCTTAGAGTAGTGAAACACTTATCACCAATAGAACTCGTTGTAAATTGAGTTGGTGTTGGGTGTGTAGTTAAAAGGTCTTGATCAAGAATTGGATGAGTCTTATTGATAAAGACGTTACGAACAGCAGTCAAAGGAGTGAATGGTGCCTGCATTAGAGGTGGCCAGATTGCAACAGCATTGACTGCTGGGAGAGCAACAGGTTTGATTGTAGGACTCAGAGAGGGGTGAGGACAGTTAGGAAGTAGTCCACCCCCCAAACCAGGGTGGTGAGATCCTCCCGCACCAGTTCCATGACCACTGTCAGGTCCCATATAAAGTGCTGCTGCTAGTCCTGCCATTTTCTACTCTGCGAATGGATTACCTCTTGCATCATTAGCCAGTTTAACAGTATTCGCTCCACGAGTCAAATCGTGGAAGATGGTCATGTTACCCGTAGCAGTCCAGGATTTGCAACCTGGTCCTAACAAAGGAGACATTGAATAAGTTCCTGTTGTAGTGGTTGTAACACCAGTTTCAGGATCAGTCTCACTGTTAGAGTATCCTGGTTGTGTTCCAGGAGGAGTGCAACCAATATGAGCACACCCACTATTTACGGGAGACATTGTTAAAGTAACTTGAATAGACGTTTGCCTTGCGGAATCTGGTCTATATTGACGCATGATGTATTTAGTGTAGGTAGACGCTGTTGGAAGATTCTTAAAACTACCTTGACAAGTTTCTACTTTTGTTTCCTGAGTTTGTTTAAATTCAGGAATTTTGGGTTGAGTAATGGCATCAATATCCCTATCAACCTGATTTTTGATACGATCTTGATCCTCAATGATCACATCTTTATATTCTTGATCAACAGGAGTCTCCTCAAGGTAATTTAAGTTCTGTGGAGGTGCCATAATCGCTTTTAGAGGTTCTGTAGCCTCTTTTCTATACTTATTTTGCGGAAGTTGATCTATTCTTACCTCATCAGGATCCATTTTGATGTTCATTTTTGGTTCCATCTCGATAACATTGGTCTCTTTAGGCACTTTTCCGTAACTATCACTCAAATTTGCATAGTCACTTTCTTGTACTCTAGGAACTCCCGTGTCTTTTGGATCTCCTCCGTCAGGTAAATCACTTAAAATACCACCAAATTCATCAACTAAGTCATCACGATACCCATCATTCTTCTGAATTTTTGTTTTTTCTTCGTTGTCATTGATAACAGAGATATTTGGACGCCTATCAGCACTATATCCCCGCCCTCCATCAACAATAACTACACTATCAAGGACCCCACCAACGAAAATACCGCGAATTTTTGCAGGTTTATTGTCTCCACCAGTAGCACTAACGACTTCCATCGTTGCATCTCCGCTATCTGCGGTAACAATTTCAAAATTTAAGTCTCCTTTAGGTGTTGTCGATATAACAAACTCGGGTGCTCCGTCATCTGTAGACACTCTTTGGAAACCTGTACCTGAATCATTGGGACTTCCAATGGTCAAAATGGGATCTCGCGGAAAATATTGCCAATTTGCTCCTCCATTTGTGACTTGAGCAACTTTAATCTTTGCAGATCCGCCCGAAATCGTAACTTCATCACCAACTGTGTAACCAGAACCAGGAGTATTGACCCTAATACCAATAATTCCGTTACTTACCTCGTTTCCACTGTCATCAAAAGAAACTCCAACGTCAATATCTACCGTAAGTCCGCTTCCAGTGCCTCCAGAAGTGGCAATATTATCATCAGAAGCGTATCCAGTGCCATTTTTGAGTGATGATTGGTCAAAACTATAGACTCCACTGTCTAAATTGACCCCAGTTACCCTACCATTTGCAATTTCAACAAATCCAACAGGTTGCTGAATCTCATTAAACGTGTCTGGAGCGTTTCTATTAACATCTCCTGTGCAAAATTGAAGAGATTTGTCTAAAAATTCATATAATCCGACTAACATTGCCCTATCAGGGATACCATAACCCGCTTTTGCAGTGATAATATGGTTACGATCGGATGTATACTGAGTTTCTTTGACAAAATCGTTGCCCGAACCATCAACATAGATGATATGGTAAGGAAAATTATCCAAATCCATGTGGAAAGCGCGGGTAATGGTGTGTCCATTGATAGTATCACCCACCCTCAAGATATCGAAATTGGTGCCACTGCTCGTTTGTGCTGTAACAGGACCCACTTGAGTGACCTTAATATTGAGTGTAAAGGTTGTCTGACTGTTATCAGGGTGCCTATGAACGTATTGTATAGGGAATACATCACCAACAGCATACCCTGTACCTGCATTAAGGATCTCAGTTGGAGTCCAACGGGTGCCATTAAACACTGGTGTAGCACCACTATCATCAAAATCAGGTTCAATATTGAATTTAACAATAAAATCTACCTTGGTAACGCCTTGTGTCAGGTCGTATACCTCAAAATCACCAGCATTCAGTTCACCAGCTTGCCAAGTGTTCTGAGAAGAGATATACGCCTCGCCCGCCTGAGTTGTAGCGTCCCATACATCTTCATAAGTTACACCATCATAACTAACCTCAAAGTCAATTACACCATTTGGCAACTGTGTGGATAACTGGTCATAGGAGAAACAAACCTTGTTTGAGTTAGTTCCAATACCAAATAATGTGGGATGCGGGCAGTCAACATCATTTGTTAGGTTCTGTCCTGCTGTATATGATAATGTGGTGCTCGCGGGGGTGCATGTAAATGACGTGCAAGGATGGCAAATTTGTCTCGTATCACCCTGTGTGCCCTTAGTCTGAGTTAATGTCTCAATATGATAGCAAGGAGTGCCTACGATGCCGCCCTTGTTAGACGTGTCATACAAATAAGCAAACCAGGTATCTGAGAAGTTATAATCAAATGACAGTTGATCTGGGTAGTAATCGTATACAATTACAGGAGTTCCTGTTGACCATCTGGTATTACTAGGGGAACATGTGTCAGGTACCGTCAGTTTACCACAGTTTGCTGAACCAGTTCCTGCAGGAGTGCTCGCAGGATCATCAGTTGTAGCATCATTCTGCTCAAACTGAATACTTGGATACATGACACGATCTGCCTCGCGCCCTGGGATATTATAATTCCCTGAACGAATAGCATTTACAGGATATTCAGTATGCTGTAATGTTACGCCGTCTTGTGGAGGAGTATAGTAGAAACAATGTTGAAGGTTTGGAGCAAATCCACTACACTTACCAAATTTATAACCACCCTTCGTCTTACACCCCATCCTCTAGTGCTCCTAAACGCTCGTAGATATTATCAAAGTTATCTTTGATATTCAAATAGTCTTCTTTGCCCTTTGGTTTGTAGAAAATCTTGTCTGCAGGGGATAGGGTCTGTACATACTTTTCAACCGCCTCAAGACGCTCTCCGATAGCAATCAGACACTTATTCACCGCTACGAGACTTTCAGCAATCTCCTCAGCAGATACTTTTACTAATTCTTCACTCATCTTTTGCTTTCTTTAATGTAAATGCAGTTCCGTCTTCTGTAAGTTCATAATCGAGATCCGTTCCAATGTCCCAACCCAGTTCTTCACATACTTCATAAGGGATAGTAAGGATTAGATCACCAAAATCATCCTCTTCCAGTCTAGTTGTGAATCTATGGGACATAACTCTACATACGATTGATTACCTGTGGATTGTCTGTGGGATTATCATTCTTCCACTCAGTCCATAGAGTATATAGATCTTCTACAACTTGAGAAGCATATGATGATGCATAATAGTCTGCACACTCATACATTCGAGGGTCTAGAAACCCTTCCTTCCTCAAAAGTTGCTCAATCGCCCATACACGAGTTTCTTGCCTCTCTACACGGGTCTTAGAGTCCATTTTTTACCTCAGAAAATTTTTTTATATAC